TAGTCGAAATCTCTGTCTGTTTGGGCGTTGTTGGCGTGGGTGACTGTGAAGTCGTTTTGGCCGATGGCAGAGACGTAAGTTGTGCCGGCTGCCGCTGCGGCGTTGGCCGTGGTTGGCATGAGGAAGATTGCGCTGTTTGTGCCGACGCGATAATCAGTTATCGTGGTCGTTGTGGTGCTTGCGGTTAGAGTGAGCGACCCCTTGACGTTCATTTTACCGTCCACTAGTGCGTTGACGACTTGGGCGACTGAGCGCGCTGTGCCGCCGGGTTCGGGAAGCTTTCTGTAGTTGACGCCTTTTCTAGCCATTAGCGGCTGCCCGATTGGTTCGCTGTGATATCTACGCCAAGGGCGTACCGCCATTCTCCGGTAATGTTTATCCGCATGCGGTGGTAGCGGCCATTAGATCGTGTTGGGCAGAAGTTTGCATCGTTGAGGGTAGACTCCGCCGTGGCGGTGGGAGCTTCGGTCTGCTTGGACCGGCTTAGCACCTGGGCTGTTACCGTTGGTGCTGTCTCGCCTGTCTTTAGCGTGACGTATGGAGTAACGCTGGTAACTAGGGTTCGCTTTAGTGGCGCTGGCTCGACTTCGGATGTTTCAAGCGTGGCATCTAGAGGAGTGCCTGTAAACGTCCATATCTTATTCCCTTTTGTCGCCCCAAGCAAGAACGAGCCGCCTTTGTAGAGGCCGGAGTCGAAGGAGACGGAATAGTCGGTGTCTAGATTGCCGGTGAGTTCCGTTTCAGATACGTTTGTTGTGCGCACTGCTGTGATGGACTGATGGCTAAGTGATGCTGAAGACCAGCTTTGCGTCGTGTAGTTGTAGATCAAGAGTTTGTCGGGTTCGCCGTCTGGGCTGCTTTTGCTGACGTACGACCAAATGACGTTTGTGTTTTCTGGATCGATGGTGGATGTGATGCGTTCGGATTTGGTTTCGTCGTAGTCGCTGAAGAAGTAGTTATCTACCTGTTCTGCGCCGATGGGCTGGCTATTGGAGCCGTTGAAGACGAAGAAGCCTTCGCGTGATAGGAAATAGGCCTGGGCCGGGCCGATGGCTGCAATGCTGCCGGGGAACGAGCAGCCGCGATCTGTTTCTACCTTCTCGAATGCGAATATCAACGGGGAGCCTACATACTGCATTCGAGCGATGGCTCGCTCCATAAAGACAACGCCGAACTCGCCGCCTACGATGCCGGTGATTTGACCAGAGTCGGAAATGGTCTGACTGTCTGCCTGGTTGACTAGGCCAGTTGTGGCCGAGCCGCTTGCGCCGTCGTCGTACCAGTAGCGCACGCCTGCTGTTTCTGGAAGAGAGGGGTTAATCTCTGACCACTGGACTTCGAAGGGTCCAATGTTTGCGCTGCTGGTGTGGGCCGTGACGATGAAGTCTTTGACGGTGGCGATGTACTTGGCTTGCGGGCTGTCGGTTAGGTCTTGGAAGGTTGCTGCCCCGCCTTGGCTCAACGTGTTGATTTGCAAGGGGATTGTCGTGCCGCCCGCTGCAATGACGTTGTTGCCGAAGGTAATGAATTTCCAATTTGGGATTGCGGTGTAACCGCCGGTCTTGGAAATGTCGCTTAGGGTGCCTGAGCCTGCCGCGAGGTGTTCTAGCGTGGATGCCGTGCCTGCGTAGACTTGGATGGCGTCTGAGCTGTCCTTGAATGCTGCGACGCTTAGGGGTCTAGTGGTGGCGGCGGTTTCGCTGCTGTATTCGGCTAGGCTGCCGATAGGACGATAGCCGCGTACTGCCGGGAATACGTTTTGGGCGACTGTGCTGCCGGGGTTGTTGAGGTCGCTTTGGTCTGGGAGCCATTGGCCGAAGGGGATCATGCGTAGCGTCTCCAAAACGGTTCGTCACAAACTTGATCTACCCATAGCTCGCCTTTGACTTCTGGGGCCGCTGTGATTGATGCGGTTGCTGCGATTGTTGCGATGCCGCCAAGGCGTAGGCCGCCGGATGCGGCTGCGGAGGCTGCTGCAATCGCTGTGGCCGTTGCGCCGAATGTGACAGATGCTGTCGCTTGCGCTTGAGCTGTTGCGCTGATGGATGCCGCGCCCTGCTCTGCCGTTGTGAGCTGGGCCGATGCGGTTGCTGTTGCGGATGCGGTCGTTGACGCGACTGTGTAATTCGCGTCTAGGGTGGTGGTGGCTGTTGCTGCTGCGGTGGCCACGCCGCCACGGGTGATTGTTGCTTCTGCTGACGCAGATGCTGAGGCCGTGACGGCTGCCTCGCCCTGAATGCCGCCGCCTGCCGTGGCTGATGTGCTGGCGGTTGCCGTGATGCTGGCTGATGACGGCTTTGTGGCTGAAGCGGTGGTTGTCGCGTCGGCTGTGGCGGTGATGGCTGCCGCGCCGCCACGGGTTACAGACGGCGTGGCTGATGCGCTGGCTGCTGCTGTTGCGGTGGCTGACGCAGGCTTTGTTGCCGAAGCTGTGGCGGATGCCGTGGCTGACGCGGATGCTGTGCAGATGACATCGACGCCAGACAGGAGGTCTAGGTAGCCTGTCTGGAGGTCTAAGTAACCGCTTATGTTGTCCATGTAAGCCACGGCTTAACCCTTTGTTTTTGTTGGGTTTTGCGGCTTAGTCGTGGGAAACGGTGAGGTTGCCTGACTGGATTTCAAACGTGTCGCCGTTGTTGATGACCTTACTGGTGGTCAGCGCGCCGTGGTACAGAAGGTTTCCAGCGGTTGAGGCGTCGTAGATGCCGAAGTGGGTGATAGTTCCCCAGTTGGCTGTTGCGGTCGGGAATGTGATCGTTGCGCTGGTAGCTGCCGATCCGCTGGATGCCGCTGCAAAGGTTGCTGCCTGGCGTGCGTATGCCGTGCCAGACGTGGAAACTTCGTTGGCCGTAGTGTTTGCGTCGCTGAACGATGCGGTGGCTAGGGCAACGTAAACTGCTGACGGGACGGGGTATTCTGCTGTGCCTAGGGCGTGGTCTAGCAGTTCATTTTCAAGGTAGTCAGAAAAAGCGGCCATGTCTTAGGCTCCATAATTTGATGTGATGGCGATATGGCCCGAGCCGTATCTGCTTTTGTTGGTGTCGTCGCGGATTTCTTCGATTGAGCGGGAAAGGGCTTGATCGTAGAATTGGGCTTTGGCCTCGTCTTGCAAGAAGATGTAGGCTTGGGCTAGAGCGCCGTAGAGATAGGCGTCTGGGTGCCGCGTTAGAATCGTGTTGGTGCCGCTTTCGCTGCCAGAAGATAACGAGGCAATGGCTTCGCCGTAGATTAGTTCTACTTCGGTTGCCGTGGTTTGCACTGGGCGTAGGGCGATCTCGCAACCAATGACCGTGTAGGCTTGGGGTGTGCCTGTGGCGCTGTTGGAGTATTGCGAGAAAAGGTCTTCCGGGGATTTGTATTCTAGGGTGCGGGTTGGCGTGCCTGGAATGCGCAAAGACCTTAGCGCTCTAAGGTCTGTCGGAAGGCTGATAAATTCATCGTTGGCTGGGAAGGTGGCCCTGGCTCGGCGCTCTTGTGATCTAGTCTCGAGGGTGCGGCTGAGGCGAGCTTCGGCCATTTGGATGAATGTGGGGATTTGACTGGTGAGGTCGTCGCGGGCGAGGTAGCTGGCTACGGCTGACTTCAGCTCGCTGTAGGTGCTGATGGTCATACTGTGCCGCCACCTGTTCTAAAGAAGCGGTTGTCGTAGTCGTTTAGCCAACGCTTCCATTCCGTAGGATTGTCTTTTGGATGCCCAAACTTTGCGACTAGCTGATAGTACAATAGTTCGGGGATGTCGGCAACCTTGCGCTGGTGGCGTTGGGTGTTGCCGATGAGACTACCTTTTTGGAAGTCGTTCGCCGCGCGCTTGTTGGCGTCCAGGATGCTGGAGACTTCTTGGACGTTTTCGACGAGCATCTTGTCGTCGCCGTCAAACTTCAAGAAGCTGGTCGTCTTGTTGTTTGGGTCGTGTGATAGCGTCTTTTTCACGAAGTGACGGGGGCTGTTAAGCCCCCGCTCCTCTTACGGCTTAGGAGCCGGTCAAGTCGTAGATTGCTGCGTGGGCCTTGGGGGCCAGGACTTTTACGCCCCATTCGCAGATGATTTGGAACTTGGTGCTGTCGCCGGTCTTGGCCAGGTCTTCTACCTTGAAGTTACGGCCAGGCAGGTTGACTACTGAAGCGTAGTTGGTGTCCAGCAGGTACAGCGCGCTGTCGGGTGCGAAGCGGTCTACGACGACATCCAACTGGCCGAAGTCGGTCAGATACACAGAGACTGCGCCGACGACTGAGGCGGGCTTGGCTGCGGTTTGGTTGATCTGGTTATCAACTACGCTGGTAGATGCTAGGCCGAGATCGGAGAAGGTCGCCTTGTTCTTGGGCGAAACTACCATGATGTTCGGTTGGCCGCCGTCGGTGAAGGCTTCCTGCATCTGCTCGTCGATCAGGCTCAGAGCTAGGGCGCGGGCTGTTCCGGTGGTCGGAATGTTTGCGCCTGCGTCTGAGTCTAGGTTGTATGGACCGAAGTTATAGCCGGTGGTTGCTGCGTCTGGGTCGGCTTCGGCAGCGCCTGCGGTGTTCATAGACGTTTGGTCTTGAGTGACTGCAGAGAAGTTAGAGATGTAGGCTGCCAGGGTGCCGGTGGTGCGGGCTGATGTGCCGGTAACTTCTGATGCGCTGACTTGCGGGGTGAGAATTGTTTTCTCGATGTCGCGGCGCAGCTCCAGGCCCTTCAGCATTTTCTGGTAGGCTGTTTCGCGGGCGCGGCCTGCGGTGTCTACCGCGTCCAGAGTGCCGGAAACCTGGCCATACTTGGCTGAGATTTGGGTGCGGTTTGAAACGCGAGATGTTGGGACGTGAGATGCTGCCCCTTGGTCTGCGCCTTCTTGGATGGCGTTAGTTGCTGAAGCTGCTGCCAGTTCCTGGACCTGCCACTCGTACAGAGCGTTCTTTACGGTCTCTTTCTTGAGGGCTGAGTAAACTGGGGTCTCGGTGGGTGAGATGCGGGTGATCATGTCCGCGAGGTCTTCGCGGATACCTACGGCGCTGGTGCCGGAGGTCTGGTCTGAAAGGTAAGTAGCCATTTTGGTGCCTATGAATTTGACAAGTACAGGTCAATTGCATTGTCGATTGTGGGGGTGTTGTTGAAGCGGCTTTGGAGCTGTTTGTTCCGTGAGCGCTTAACATCTTTTGACGTGGTGGCTTGTCCGCCCTTTAGCATTTTGGGCTTCTTAACCACTTTCTTTGTGACCACTTTTGTATC